CTTAGCCACTAGCAAATCTACATGATCGCTAACACTGTTCACAGTGGACCTGTCTCACCTAGTGAGGACGAGTCCCTGCCAACGAGTGCAGTTCTATGTAGAGTAAAGAAACTCAATGAGTTCTTTTCTCTATACCTTGGACTCTTCAATGAAGAGTGGGTAAAGAGCTCGCTGTGCGAACTCTTCCCTTGTAGGGACGTTCTAAAACGTGGCCCCCACCAAGCGTATAAAGATTACTTTACTGAGAAGGCCAAAGGCCGACTCATAAGGTTTCTCAAGAGAACAACTATGTTGTCTCATAGAGAAATAACCGTTATCAGTGAACAGTCAAAGACTGTCATTGAGAGGGTTGAAAGTATTATCCATGGAGTAGCTTTCTCCCTTCGCCTATCTTTAGGCGCAGACCTTAGGGTCCTGCGTAGCGCGAAAAGATTAGTGTTGAAGATATGGAAAAAGTGTATCCATGATAATTTCAACTTTGATTTTATTGTTGCTGACTGGAAAGAGCTCACAAACTATGTTTGGGTAACTCGGACCAATCTTACAACTTTAGAATTACCGACTCTAAAGCGGAACAATATCTTTAAGAGATTGTCCCACCTCTTTGAGGATCTCGACTCTTCTAAGAAGAGTTTAGAGGCTTTAGGTCAATTTTGCCAGACTCGTTTTCTTCCCTGTGGGACCCACTTTACTGGGGCAGTTGCTCTGCAGAAATTCGAGACTATGGTGACATCTGACTTTGAGCTTAGCTATTTAGATCAGATGCGACTTTCTTATGCTTCAGAACTTGTGAGCAGTAGACTAAAGGCCTACTGCCCCGTCCTTCCACAAAATATTTGTCATATATCGTTGTCAACCTCTGGTGACTTCGATAATCCTGCCTCCAAAGGAGGAAGAGGCTCTTTAATAGCAACAATTGTTAATAAAGAGCTTGTTAGGGTCCCCGAAGAGGACCGTGAATTCACTATACTGGACAAACTTACTCTCAAAGAGAAGAAAGGTGTTCCAATATGGAGAACATGGTGCAGATCTGAACCGCCTATGGCGCCCGAGGATGTTGAGTTTGGTAAACTCAGGAACAACCTTGGTGAGATCTTTGCCATATGTGATAGACGTTGGGGCTTCGATGAAGCCCTGGGCTATCAAATTTTCGCTTTAGCGTATCTGGAATCTGAGAAGCATTTCTCAGAAATGGAAACCATTCCTAGCCGCGTGGCTACGGTTCCAGAACAAGGCGGAAAATCGAGGATCGTCACAACCACAAAGTGGTGGAACGTTGTTCTTCAACAACCACTCGCACATACTCTTCGTGAGTATATTGCGAAGCATCCTTTTGCTAAGGATGGGTTATTGAATGATGATCAAGCTCGACGTTATACAGAACGGCTTAGCCGCTTAAAACTCAAAGAGGAACAGTGCAGAGAGTTTACACTACTCAGTTCTGACCTCTCTGAGGCAACTGACGCTATTCCTAGAATGACGGCAGTTAGGATCCTCCTCGCATTGCGGGACGATCTTGGCTTCGCACAGGACGAGTATTTTAACTATGTTATTAAACTCGTTACCTGTGATCGAAGTTTCGAATTCCCTGGGCGAAAACCAGTTCGTGGAATTCGAGGAGTTATGATGGGTGAGCCTATGGCTAAGCCCATCCTAACTTTGCTGAATTTAGCAGCAGAGGAGATGGCTTATGATACTTTGTATTATAAGCTCTCCTTCTTTGACAGACCCCAATGTATACCAATACCAGACTCTAACTGGCGTTGCTGCGCAATCGCCGGTGACGACCATATTGCTTATGGTCCGAAAGAGTATCTGGCTGAGATAACAAGAAACCATGTTTCTTGGGGTTCGGTCATTTCAAAACAAAAGCATGGGTACGGCAAAGCCGTCCGCTATTGTGAAGAGGTTGTTCAGAGCCCATTCATTGGAATGTTTGAGGGGTCGTACCCCGACTCTGAAGCCGCTTATAATAATTCTCTCGTTGTTGACACTATCAAAACGAGATTGTTATCTCCTATGTCCAGAACGCGCGAAATGCGCGAGGGCTCCAACCCAGCCATTGGCAAAGGTGTTGCTCTGGGAAAGAAACTACGTTCTTTCTCTTCCGGATTCAGGAGTCGTGATTGGAAAATCCTCGTTATCAAAATCTTTAAAAGATTAATGAGGAAACTCCTTCCCCATAAGGAAGAGCAAATGAATACATTGTCTCTACCTATTGGGTGTGGCATGATGGGACTATATATAGATAGTGACCATCTTGTCGAAACTTGTAACTCTCTCCCAGATTCGGTGAAGACCTGCTTGGTCAACATCACAATCGGGAGGGACGCTAAGGCGGCCTCAGCGTTACGCAACTTAGTCGCGCAGTCCTTAGGACACGGTTACGAGTTTTCTTCTCTTCTCCGGAATTCTTTTGAAGAATACGGAGTCGAAATGACATCGTCATTTCTGGATATTCCCGAACCTGAGGTAGGGGTGTTGGAAGACATATGTGGCCAAAGGCCAGATATGGGTTACAACTTTCCAGAACTGAAGAAGGACGGTTGGCTCGATGAGACCAAGTTTACCGATCTTGTACTTAGAGGAGTTTCCTTCAATGAAGTACTCTCCCTCTCAGCCAAGCCTGAAAATTTCAGGTATATAGGCTGGGGCTCTAGGTTCAGGACCTTTGAAGCCAAAGTAAAGTCGATATGCGCTGATTTCCTTTCCTCCGAATTATTCGGTGAAAGCTTAGTCCGAGAGCTCTGTGAGACTCACGGACAGCAAAAGGTGTGTCTTTACAAAGTAAAGAACGCAACCCAAGAAAGGAAAGTTCTTCTCTACACCCCTGAGGGGTATATAGAGAGCCGTCGTGAACTGTCTTACCTTGAGGTAGTAGGGAAAGGTTTACCAAGCCTTAAACTACCATCTCTGCTAGGTAAGGTGGAGTTTGAGCCAGATTGGCACGAGGTTATGGAAAGGGTGTATCTAAAGCTCCCTTTTATACCTCTCAAACCCACGGTTGTAGACCAGGCTACAACCCCAGTACACGATGCGGACTAAAGTCCAAACCAGGGTGTCATAGACGGCAGTTGCACAGCTCATAGAGCGGTGACTACCTCGATTCCCGATTTGAACTGTACTAGTGGCAG